TATGTCGGTGGCCCAGCCCTTGCCGAAGCTCTCCCAGGCCAGCACGTCCACGCCGCGCTCGCCGAGCAGCGACCACAGCGCCATCTCCACCGCCCCGGTGTCGGAGGCGGCGACGATGCCGATGCGGTAATCGGCGGGCACTTCCAGCACCTCGCGCGTCAGGTCGATGGCATATTGCAGCCGCGCCTTGCCGGGAGCCGAGCGATGGGAGCGTCCGAGAAGGGCATCTTCGAGGAGGGAGGGATTCCAGCCCGGCATCTTGGTGCAGGGGCCGGAAGAAAAGCGCGGATTACCCGGCCGCGCCGCCGGTTTGGTGACATCAGTCATTATGTATCATCCTTCCAGATGTTCGCCCCTCGTTGGGGAGGGGTGGCCCACCCACGGGAATATGTGAGCCACCGCTCGCCGTCAAGGAGAATCTGAAGGAACACCCGGAAACACCCCCCCGCACGACACAGCCAAGACATTGATTAGCCAAGACTTAAGAGCTGGTAACAATAATTGGTATTAGGCAAAAGCAATGCCCCGCAAACCACCCCCCATCCCCAACACCTCAAAAAGAGTTTCGACCAAGTGTAAAACGACAGTAGTGATGATCAAAGGGGAGAGGGCGGGAATTGGTGGGATGAGGCGGGAATGAGTGGTAAAAAGGCGGTGGAAACAGGGCTTTGCAGGGACTTTGACAGGCGGCTGGCTGAGCCGCCCTTTTTGTGGGCGACAGTTATCGTGAGCGGATTGCGGGCCGCTGCGGCCTCTCTTGGGCAGCCAGGCGACAGAATTCGTGAGCGGACGAGATCCTGAGATTTCGGGATAATGCCTTGAATATATGCGATAAATTCGCGCGCGCCTCGGACAAGAAAAAAATCAGAAGTGGGACGGCGTCCCACTTTTCTTCGGGAGCGTCCCACTTCTCGCAAAATACAATAAAATCAATGATTTAATCATCAACAATGCTAGCGTCAGGAACGGCAACCAGTGATTGCATTAGCGGCGCCGCCCGGCATTTGATACACACCTGGAACAGGCGAGATGTGGCTGCTCATTTGCCATTTTGGCGGCGGGATAATACCTGTTGCCAGTTGATGCCGGCGCGCTCGCCCATCTCCTTGAGCGCCTCGATGACGTCATGCGCCTGAGGGGCCGTGAGCCAGTCCGGATCATCAACGCCCGTCATGCGGCGCACGAAACGGGCGAGAGAGTTGCGTCTGGGATCACGCCAAATGCCACGACGCTTCAGCTCTCCCCATACAGCCCATACCTTACGCACATGCGGATATGGCGAGGCCGGACGCCAGTTGATGCCGCGGCCCCTGCGGCGCCGGGGCTGCCATCCATGGCGGCGGAATTCGGCCAACACAGCGCGCAGGCCGGCATCATCGATGTCACGCGCCGAGGAGCGGCCTGTCACACGCTTTAGCACGGCGCGGTAAGTGTCATCATCCAGCGCCAGTTCTTTGCGGGCAATGTGCACCTGTGCCAGCAGCGCGCGGCGCTGAGAGGAGATGCCGGAGGTTTTTACTGCCTTGTTCATGCCCGTAAAATCGCCTTCAATCATGTCTTAATGAATATATTGAGGGGGCATGGCGCCCCCTCAAGTCAGGCTTGCGCCTTTTCGCTGTAGAACGGCTCCACCCAGAAAACCTCTCCGGCGGAGCCCACACTGATGCCCGGCACATCCGCCACGTCATCAGGGCACTCGCGAATTGCCTCACGGTTGACATCCTTGATGACGCGGATGAACCGATGCAGGCTGCGGGCCTCCAGCTCAGCGATTACATCCACCTTGCGGCTGATGGTGACGCGCGGCGGGCGCAGCCGCCAACCGAATTCACCAGCTGGAAATTTCACTGATTTACGGCCTGATGATAGCAAATCACGCCGGTGGCTGGATGCCCAGGTCTGCATACCTTTCGTCAGTGCTTCGCGCTCATTTTTCAGGGGCTGGAGGCGCTGGCCGTAAGCATCCTTGACACGGGCCAGTTCGTCATCACGGTCTACCTCCAGGCGTTTGATCTCACGATCTATCTCGCCAATGCGGGCGATGGTGGCATTAGCCTCGTCTTTGTCCTGCGGCACCGGCAGGTTGTGCGCTGCTGTTTTTACGCGTGACATGACTACCCCTCTTTCTCAGATCGCTTCATGGCCTGTTCATGTTCTGCCAGCAGAGTATCTGCCTGCCGCAGGCCTTCTGCTTTGCGGAGCAAGATATTTGCTTCATGCTGCCATTGCTCGGCTTGGCGACGCAGATTGGAACGCGCAGTGGCAATGGCGAACTGGCGAGCGCGCTCCTCTTTGATGTCACGTTTTGAGTTCATGCCGCGTCTCCTCCACTGTCATTGCCATCAGGATTGCCCCGCCGGGGAGGAGAAAAAACAGCACTGTGACGCCTGATGGCATCTTGCTGCCTCCCCCGCCAGCCACGGCGGTTTGCATGATGTCGGGGAGAGTTGGCAGGCAGATGAACAGACGCGGGCGCAGAACGCTCACGCTCCAATGCCCGCGCAGCATCAACGGCCATATCCAGCGTCTCGACAAGGCTGAACAGGGCTTCTTCCTCGATGACGATGCGTCCGTCAGCAATGGCATGACCAGCAAACGTGTCGCGGATATTCTTGAGGATTTCAGAGAGAGGGGTCATTGGTTTTCTTTCCTTTTGCTTTGACTGTGGATGCAATCGGGGCAGGAGTGATAAAGGCGACTGCGCATGGAGCTGGTGGCTATGACGCCACGTGCGGCCAAGCGCTGATTATTGATGCAGGTGTCCTTGCTCAGTTCGCCCATCACGGGGCATTCGAGGGTTTCTTGCATCAGCGCGCCGCGCACTTTCTGCTCTACCGTGATCATGGAACCGCGATAGGTGTGTGAGAGAACCTGGCTGATGACCGCGGCAGAATAGCCGATGCGCTTTGCAACCTTGTTCTGCGAGCTGTCATCACATGAGCGGGCCAGCTCGGCAATCCAGTCTGGCAGAGCCGGGCCCCAGCCACTCACCGCACGCTCATATGCGCTTCTTACTTGCGTATTCATGCGGCACTCTCCCTTGGCAGGTGTTCTTCGCCGATGATGATTTCGTCAGTATTTGGGTCATGCAGAACACGCACCACGCATGGGGCACGTGGGCCGGTATCCAGCACCAGCTTGTATTTGCCCCGCTGCCCACGGCGCGGACGGTCAGTGACCGACAAATATCCGCCGCGGTGTAATTGACCCATGTAACGACGAGCTGTTCCCGGCGCGATATGGTAATCCTCGGTGGAGGCAATGGCCGCCAGCTCATGCCAGTCGAATGTTCTCAGGCGGCGCATGGCATTCCACATGAGTTGCTGACCGCGCGCCACCTCAGATGGCCGCCCGCCCGAGCGCAAGCGCGGAGCCTGTCGTTGTGGACGCAGCACCTGCCACAAGACATTGCCGCCCGCAGCGCGGTTGTCCCGCCGACTCACATATCCAGCGGCATGCAATTCGCGGAGGTATTTGCGCACACTATCTGCCGTGGCGGTATTCAGTTGGCCGCGGACATCAGCGATGGTGAACGGGCCACTCCTTGAGAGCGCGCACATCACCTCCCACATGTGTGGACGCATGTTGAAGGCACTGCGGGCGCGTGTGCCCACCGGGCGGCGCAGAACATGTGTTGTTGCATGCTTGCTCATGATGCCCTCCTGGCCAATGTTGTGTGTTGCCCTGTCCAGAGAGGCTGGTCGCCCCAGTCAGCCAGCGTCATGCGCTGGTTACCCCGGCGCAATGCCTCCTCGCGAATGCGCGCGAGATTGACGGAGAGGCGGCGCACCACGCCAGCGCATTTCTTGAGCAGGCGGGCGAGGAGCATCTCGTCCACTTCTATGCTGTCGCAATAGATTTCGGCGAGCAGCTTCAGGTCGGCCATGTCGGCGCGCTGGGCTGGCTCCCACACAAGCACGCGATTGTGAAAGCGCTCCCAGCGGGTCATCTTGTCCGGCATCTGTTCCTCGCCGATGAGGGCGATGGGCACGCCGGTGCGGTCGTGGATTTCACGCACCAGTTCGATGGTGCGCTTTTGCAACAGATGGTCTGCTTCATCGATTATGAGCGGACGGCCAGACTCCCCCAGCGCCTGAATGATGGTCTGCACGCCTTCAGCCACGGTGGGGGTGCGCGCCAGCTCCAGCTCGCGCAGGATGGCGTCCACCAGCACGCGCGACGTCCAGCTGAAACCGACCTCCACACAAATGGCGTTAAAGCGGTTGATGGCCTGAGTGGCGGCCATGGTCTTGCCAAAACCGGATGGGCCGTGAAAGACGCCGATGCCGGGCAGGCTTGGGTGGCGTTCCACCAACTGATCCAGCATGGCGGCGAATGCCCGCACATTCCTAAGTGGTGCGACAGATGGCATGTGTGTGTCCCTCTTCATGGTGTTTCTCCTGCGTTACGCAAACAGATCACTGACCCGTGCCCGCCAGCCCGTAGAGCTGCGGGAAATCTTCCATGAGGCGCTTTTGCGCACGGTATTCCGCCGTGACCTGGTAACCGCGCAGCCAGACCCGATCTTCCTCCGGCACCGGCTCGCCAGCCTCAAGCGCGCGCTCGATGCGCAGTGCGCGCTTGAAGCGCGCCACATCATCCGGATCTTCCTCCTGCTGGCGCGGCAGCGGCGTCACATTGCCGGCGCGCTGTTGCCGCCACTCGGCCAGCATCTCTTCATCCAGGCGCTGGCGGATATCCTCGCGCACCTGACTGACCGGCTGGCGCGGCGGGCGATCGCCCGCGGCCTCCGCGGCGCTGTCGATGGCGGCGGTGGAGTGCTGTTCCGTGCGCGGGGGGAAGGCCAGCACATCGCCATTGCGCCGCGCCGCGGCCTTGGTGACATCATCGATCAGGCGGCGCGGATCGCGGGCGATGCGGCGCGCCTCGGCGCGCGCCTCGGCCAGCGCCTGGCGCGACAGTTCATCACGCAGCCGGCGCGCGGCGGCATGGGCCTGTTGCGGATCAACGCCGGCCAGATCCGGGCAGATGGCTTCATCCAGCAGTTCCTGCGTGTCCGGATCGAACAGCCAGACGCGGCCCATGTCGGTGAGGTCATGGCGCACCAGCACGCTGGCGCCAGCCGGCACGCGGGTGGTGATGTAAGTGTGTCCATCCACCCGCACGCCCTCGCGCCCCACGGTGCGCAGGCCGCCGCCGGAAGCCAGCGGCGCGGCCAGCAGCACCAGCGCCTGGCGGCTTTCCACCGTGCGCAGCGGCGCGGCGCAGGTGGCAGTAGCCAGATGCGGGGTGCGCCCGCCCAGGCCGGCATGCGGGCGGTGGTGATAGACTTCCGCCACCCAGCGGTCGATGGCCTGCTGCAGCTCATCCGGCGTCATGTCCACCTGCAGCAGGCGCTCGGGCTGCTCGCCGAGGCGCTGGCTGAAGGCCTTGCGCGCCTCGATGACCTTGCGCTCGGCCACATTGTGCCCGACAAAGCCGGGCAGCAGCGACATCATGGAATGCATGAGGGTGCGAATGGCGCGCTCCACCTTGCCCTTTCGCTCCGGGCTGAATGGCGGGCAGATGTCATGCTCGATCCCCAGCGCGGCAAAGGTGGCGCGGGCCTGATGGGAGGTAAAATCCGAGCCGTTATCCGAGCGGATGGTGCGCGGCACTCCCCACTCCAGAATGCACCTGATGACCAGCTCCAGCATGGCCTGGGTGCGCGGGGTGCGCGCCACATGCACCATCATCCGGCGGCTGTAGGCATCCACACAGACATAGACGGACACGCGCCCCTGGGTGGTCATGACATCCGCCGGCGAGGCATCGATCTCCCACAGGTCATTGACAGCACGCACCCAGCCATCGCGGCTGCCGCCGGCATGGCGATATTTGCTCTTGTAAAGATCAGGATTGGTGGCGCGCGCGATGGCGGCTGCGTGTTCGCGGCGGAAGGCATCCAGCCAGCGCTGGAACGAGCGCACCGAAGGCATGGGGCACTCCTTGCCGTTCAGATCGATGACCTCGCCGAACTGGGCGATGGCGAGGTCACGGATCTGCACGGCAGAGAGCTGGGGGCGAGCGATGAGCAGCCCCGCCACATAACGCCCCAGCGCGCCATCATTGGCGCGGTCAATGGGTGAGCGCCCGCGCCGGCGGCGGGAAGCGCCGGCCAGGCGCATCATGTCACCCGCCTGCATCCACTTGCGCCAGCGGCGCAGCGAGGCGGCGCTGACGGATGGCACCAGCCGGCGCACCTCATCCGACACCGGCACCTTGCCGGCGTTATAGAGCCGGCAGAAATATTCATATGATGCCGTGCGCCCCTGTCCCAGATGCGCGGCCTGCGCGGCCAGCACGATGCGGGCGCGAGCCTGAGCGCGGGCCATGGCATCGCCCTGCGCTTGCGGCAGCTCTATGCCGGCGGCAGCGGATGCGGAAAAACGGCGGGCGAGCAGATCATCAAGCGCTGTATCCGGCAGCAGGGAAATGTGATATTCCCAGCCGCCACCTGCGCCCTGCCTGCGGCGGGCCTTGCCGCTGTCGCGCCAGCCGTGGCGCTCGGCGTGGGCATTGATGCGGCGTTTGCTGGCCGGCAGCCCGGCCAGCTTCAGCCCGGCAAGCTCGGCG